CCAGACCAGCCATCTTTAACGGGAAACGCCGCTTTAGTTTTGGCAATCTTGCCCATCTCTAAAATTGCGCCATCAGGATTGTCAGGGAACACTGCCGTGACAACATCTTGTTCTGCCTGCGAAAGTGATTGGCTGGCGGCTCTGGCTGATGGCACAAGCGCTGGGTCTGTAACCTCGCTCAAATTTATATTGTAAGGCAATGATGGCGCTTGCGGTTTTGCTGGGGCCACAGCACGACCAGCAGCCGCCACCAGTGGATCTGTGGCGATTGTCGGGTCAACACCAGACATCATGGTGCTGGATAGAAAGTCAACAGCAGGGCCACGCTCTGCCATGCGCAGTTCTGCGTTTTGGCCAGCGCTGACCATTGCGCTCTGCATCATGGGGATGCTTTTCTTGATTGTCTTGCCTAAGACCATGCCAACGCCTGTGGCCTCTGCTACACCAGCCGCCATAAGCAACACGCCCAGCGCGCGGTTGGCAGGGCTGTCGTTGCGCAGCGCATCGGTATACATGCGCCAGCCCTCTTGCATGTCCATCACGCCTGCGGTGACAAAATCGCCTACCCCGGTGCCAAGCACGTTTTTGTTGCCGAACACAGCATCTGCCAAGTTCTCTGACAGTGAACGCATTTCTGGCTGTTCTGATGCTATGATGCGGCTGATCTCAACGTTTAGCGCCTCTGTCTCAGCCTCGCTTGCGTCAGGCTTGGCATATTGCTCTAATAACTCTTTGCGGCGCTCATCCACCCGCAATTCAATCAATGTCTCGGTAAGCGCTGCTGCGCCGTTCTCGCGCATAGTGGGATCATAGTCTTGAAAGACTGACCCGCCTTCTGACAAGATGCCTTCGATCTCGGTGGTTGATAACGGATCAGTGCGGCCTGTCTTTTGCTGGGTTTCGCCCATAACGCCAGACGCATCGATCAGTTGATCACTATAGCCAGCCGCCAGATAGTCATCGCGTGACGATATGTTTGCGCCACTGGCTGCGTAATTCCTGATTGATTGCAGTTGGAACTCGTCATCTTCAACAGGGATTGGTGCATCAGCACCCATACCCGGCATGGCTGGCGCTTCCACCATTATGTCAGGCGCTTGGCTGGCTAGTCGGACAAAGCCGCCAGATGGCAGCGGTGCCATCAGATCTGTGCGGCCTGTGTCGGCGTTAAAGCTAGAGCGAATGTTTGGAAACATCTCAGGCTTCGCTGTGGATGCGTACAGTTCAGCCTCGTCGTAGCGCTCTATTTCTCTGTCGGTGTTAAGGAAATTTGTCATTGTTGCCACTGCGCCTTAAAACGCGAACTGTTAAGGACGCGAATGCGGCCTAACAAAATTCCCTGTTGCGACTCTGTTAACACTACGCCCGACCTCATAAAGTCTTGGATGCTTTGCACCGGATTGTCTGGGTCTATAGGGAAAGAATACGGCACTGCGGAACCAACCTGTCCACCGCCCGTGTTATCGAGGTATCTCAAATACCCTTCGCGTTTTGCCGCATTAAATGCGTCTGTTTGATCTTGGATTAAAGCATCGCCTTCTGTTTTAATTTGCAAAGCTGTAGCGGCAGGGTTATCGATGGCGAAGTCAATTAGACCTTGGGCAACAGCATCATAGGCGGCTGTGATCGCCACGCTGACCTCGTCAGTTGATGCTGCCACTTCCTCGGTGTAGTTGTAGGTTGCTTTGGCAAAGCGCAGGAACTCGTTTAAGTTCTCGTTATTCTTGGTAAAGATCTTGTTTTCCAGCGTGATGTAGTCCTGAGCAGACAAACTGCGTGTCTGCTTTGCTTCCTCCAAATCAGCAATTGTTAGCTTGCCAAAATTAGCCAGTGAGTTAAGCCGGGTTTTTTCGTTTGGATTTGACGTGTCAGGAAATGACAAATTTGAACTAGTGCCGATTTGGCTGTTTAGCTTGTCACGCATTTCCGGGCTAAGATAGTTTTGCTCGTCTAGGAAGTTGTAAATCAATCGCTTGGCAGCGCTGGCACCGATAGCTGCAGCCCCTCTTGGCTGACCTTCTACAATGGCAAAGCCAGTTTGCATGGGGTTTTCTGCGATCTTTGCATCTAGGTAGCCAACAGGAATAACGCGAGATAGTTCCGCATAGGTCAGCGATGCCTTGCCAGTAAATGCTAGATTGTAAGCCTCTTGGTTTAACTTGTTGTTTTGCTGTTCAAGATCGCCTGCCAGCTTTTCTTGTGCGTCATAAAACGCCAACGCTGTTTTTAGATTGTCTTTAACAATTTTAAGCGCTTGATCTCTTGGGATTTGCGACAGTACGGTTGCTGCATAAGGGTCAATGCCTGTGGTTAAAGTTGCCACTCCCAGCATTTCATCAACATTGCTCATTTCCACTTCATCTAGCGTATTTACAAAACTGATTAGCTTCATTGCTGATGTAGGTTCTGCGCCATATCGATTGGTTACATAGCCAGCCGCCACATCCACACGCTGGGCAAGGTTGGCCTTGCTGACGGCAACAGGATTAAACTTGCCAGTTTTAACGCCGCCTTCAGTCATGGTGGGGTTTTGGGCGTTAAACCATGCGTTGTAGTCAGCAGTGGTTGCGCCGATCTGAGACAATGCAGCAACAGCGTTTGTCTGCCTTGCTGCAATCGCCGCTTGATCGCGCTTGATGATCTTATCATCTACGACGCCTTGCAGTCTAAATCTGCTTTGGATCTCTGATTGGTTAAAGCTAAAATCTAGCTTGCGTCTGACGTTACTGTTTTTCACTCGGCCCAGCACGTTGGACTGAATGCTTTTCATCCGCTTTTCCCACAGCTTATTTCCATCAAAAATGTTGCCAATATCGTTTGACCGAGACAGATCATATGTGGCTGTGCGGATCTCTTCATCCAGCGCCAGTGCGGTTTCGTTATACTCAGCCTCTGCAATCATCTTGCCGCGTTGTTCTGCATATGCGCCAACGGCGTCAGCCAGTGCGCGGGTGGATGCACCTTTTTGCAATGCAGCTTCCACGAATGGCCGCGCATCCATACGCGCTGAGAATGACCTGCCCGGTGCTTCGTTGGTGCGCTGAACTTGCGCTCTGTAGATTGGTATTCTCATCAGTCAAAATACCCCGAGCCTGATATGCCTAACGCTGCGTTGCCAAAGCCTGATATTAGGCTGGCGTTGCCTTGCGATCTGTATGCTGAACTGGATGCCGCGCCGCCCATTCTGGCAAGCTGTGCCTGCAATCGCGCATCTTCCTGCTGATCGCTAATTTGCAAGTTGGTCATCTCGTTGTTGAACTCAGCAACACTCATTGCGTAGTCGAACTCACGCGCGTTGGCTTGCAGCACAGCCATCGGTGTGCCGCTGCTCATATCCACGCCAGCATAGCCAAACCCTGCCCTTGCCGCGCCTTGCACCTCGCGTTCAAATGCCTCGCCAGCGCGTTCCTGCTCAATCTCAAAGTTTTGGTTAATGATGCCGCGCTGTCTGGCCAACAGGCCAATGTCACGCTCTATTATGCTGGCGTTAAAATTGGCTGCTTGCTGGGCTGCTGCGCCTGCCGCGTTGGCTGCGTTGCGCGAACTGATGCCGCCGACAATGTTTGCCCCTGCGCCCACTACTGCTGCTGTTGCGCCCATCAGGTTGCCCCTAATCTTTTAGAATAAATGCTTTCGGTTTCTGTAAACTTCAGACGCCGTAGCAGTTGGTCAAATGGCTTGTGCCGCTTTATGTTAATCATCATCACGCTCACCCCGGCGATGGTCAGTTGCTCGGTAGCAAACTTAATCAGCCGCCAAGCTGTGAAGCCTTTGCGATACGCTGGATCTACGAAAATCACGTCATTGTGTGAGAACAGGTGATCTTGATAATGCAGATGTGGCACGATGATGTTGACAAAGTAGCCCACCAGTTTGTCACCTTCACGCGCTGTGCAGATGTGCAGCCTGCCGTCCTCATCCATGCGCTCATAAGCTGGCCAGTTGACGTTCAATTCGATGCTGTCTTTGTGCAGGGCGATTTCTTGCCAGTGGCTTTCCAGCATAGGCTGGATTTCGTCGAAGACATCAGCCAGCCGTTCAACGTGGTATAGGATCATGTGTCAAACGTGTTCATGCGTGGATACAGCGCTAAGACCGTCAGCGGCAGTGCTTGGGATTGCCTGACATAGATCCTGTCGTTGTTATCGTAGCCGCCCCGAAATTCTACGTCTTTATCGCCGGTAAAAAGTGGGATCGCCTGATCCATTGCCATGCTGCTGTCGCGGAACGGGATGCGGTCTAACTCATCCGCAGAATTGCCGACTTCAATGCCGACAGCCTCAAACAGCCGCAGTGTAACAGCGTGAATGCGCTTGGGCTTGCCTTGGCTGGTGCCATCTTCACTGCCGCTTTCGATCCGCATTGTCTGCATTTCACTCGTAAATCCAAACCCAACGGCTGCGGTTGTGCTGCTGTAGTCCAACGTGATCCCGCCGCCGCTGACAGTCTCGTCAGGGTGTGTTGCGCCGTTGGCTAAGATGGTCACGCTTTGGCCTTCCAAGTGATACAAGCCTGACAGGCTGGTGGTGGCAGATCCTGAGTACGCCAAGCCGCCATCCACAAAGAATGCAGACGTGGTGACGCTGCCGAAATCAAACACCTTCAGCACCTCAACGTACCGCTTGGTGACGCTGTTAATCGTGCGCTTGACGATCATGTATAAGTCATCATTCCCGGTGTCGGTGGGCAGTGGCGCGATGCTTTCAACAACCGCTTGGCCGCTGCCAAACACGCCGCCTATGACATGCTTGTGCCAACCGACCACATCCTCTTCGCGTCTGTACGTCATGCCTAGCAGAGTGCCGTCAGAACGCAGCGCCCAGATGATGCTTTCGGGTTCCTGCTGGTAGGCGAACTGCGTGATGCCGCCATCTGTGATGTGTTCAGCGAGGATCGTCATATCAGGCGCTTGATAGCCGCTGGTGTTTACATCGCCAGCGAACTTGAACTCTCGCACCTTACGACCGCCTCTTTGGGCAAACAAAGTCACGTCAGCAACTTGGACAGGCTCAACAGCGGCAGAACCATAGTTGCTGTATTTCCTGATTAAGGTGGTGGTGGGTGTTACCGGGCCGTCAGATGTGGCCGTCACAACATACTCGCCTGCAGTGGTGCCGACAGTCAGCACCCGCGTGGGTGACAGGTAGCGGATTGCGTTTACCTGATTGCTGGCAATGGTGTAGATCAAACTGTCATTATCGCCAGTGCCTGTGGTCATGTTGAGGTAGTCAGCATTCTTGCTAAACCACAGCGTCTGCGGGTTATTGTTGGTATTACCGAATACCAGACGCTGCTCAAAGAACGTCACGACAGACGGGTAGTTGTCGCTTGCGTTGTTAAGGTTTGGCGATGGTGATCCGCTGATCGATGGCGTGGCAAACGTCCAATCATTATGGTCTGCCCTGACTAGGGTGCGGATCGCGTAACTGGGATGCACAAAGTACATCGTGTCAGCAGATTGCACAAAGCGCACGTCAAACAGCACAGCTTCCGGATATGGCGATGCTAGTTCAAATATCTCGGTGGCAGTGCCGCCACTGGTGAAGGTGGTAAAACTGGTGGTGTTGATTGCCACGCCGTACAGATCAGTCAGGGTGAACGTATTGGTGGTACTGTTGGCCACGCGATAGTTGCGCCCGTTTAGCTCTGTCATGCCGCCAACGCTGGCAATATAAACCTCGTCGCCGTTGCTGAAACCGTGGCTATTGCTGGTCAACACGCCGGGGTTGGCTTTGGTGATGGCGGTGATTGTCTTGGCTGTTGCATTGAGAACTTGCGCGCCGTTGCGGTATACCCGCATGATGCTGTCGCCAAACTCTAATATATATGTGTCAGACGTTTTGAACTGAAACGGGATCAGGCGGGTTTTAACGCTGCTGGCCTTAACCTCGCCAAGAAATTCTGTGCCGGGTCTGCGCTTCACACCGCCCTGCGGCATGACCACCATATTGGTGAGGTCTGCCAGACCTTCGCGGTATTTCTCAATGCCTGTGCGGCCTTCTAGCAGTGGGCTAATCTCACCCGCTGCAAAGCTGCTAAAGATGGGGGCTGATCGCGCCATTAATAACGCGCCTCAATGAAGTCACTGGCTTCTATGCGCCGGGTTGCGCCTTCTGTGCTGTCAACAAAGCGCGCTTCTTTCAGCGACTGATCATATGCTGATGTGGTGATCTGCACCATGCTGGTTGACCCGGTGATTGCGTAAGCCATTTCAGCAGCAAGACGCATTGATAATGCCTCAATCAAACCGCTGTCATACTCGTTGGGATCTGTGATGCGCGCCACATACTTAATCTTTGCGGTGCCTTCGTCAGTTACGATGTTGCGGCCTTCAATGACAAACGCAGGGCCACCGCTGTTGTTCTTCATGTTGTCTTGGGGATAGGACATGCTGCCGTTGCTGAACTCTAGCACTCGCAGGCAATACGGATCTGTCGGCAGGGGATACTGGTGAGCGTAACCAAAGCCGGGTGCTGTGGATGATTGCGCAAGATCCTGACGCCTGATGAGGCAGTTCCAAGGATGTGCGCGAAACACGCTGTCGCGGATGCTGTCATATCTTTGGTTAACGATGCGCGCAGCTTTGCTGTTTTCATCGAATGCAGATATGTTACTGGCCCCCAATACGTTCAACGCATTGTTGGCGATGTCCACAGTTGAGGTCATCTGATCACCAAATTTTAAGGGGGGTATAGAGAGGCAGGGGCAGCAAGCCGCCCCCGCCGGGTTAGTTAGTCAACAGCGTATTTGATGGTGACTTCAATGGTGCCAGTGCCAGCGGCACCGCCCATTGTTGCGGTCACGACCACGCCATCTTCATTGGTGTCGGTGACGGTGCCAGACCCCAGCGCCAAGGTGGCAAGGATGTCCACCTTCTGCGCTGATGTTGACGCAGCCGCAGCTTTGTAACCTGCAGGTGCCGCTGACACGGCAGTACCCGCCGCATTGGTGTGGGCTGCATAGCCGACAGACAATGTAGTGGAGCCGCCCAGCGCGTCATGCGCCAACGATCCTTCGATCAAGCGCGCGCCGTCTGGCAATGTGAACATCTCGATGACATCACCAGATGCCAAGCTAGATGCCTCATAAACGCCATGTGCAATCCGCACACGTCCACCCATGACATTGGCAGGGTTTTTCGTGATTGGGGTTGCCCGTGTATTAGTTCTCTGAACAGAATAAACAGTAGCCATTTTCTATCTCCTATTCCGTACACGCGATTTCGACGACCTTGGCTTCTTCCATGCGGGTCGCGCCAATCGTCTGGCAGTAGTACACCTGCGTGGCATACGATTTATCGGAACGCTCATCGATCCGGGCGGTAGGCTCTTTGCCCATCGCCAGCTTTAGGCCATCGCCAGCAAAGGCAATCACGGCGCGGTTGCCGTCACCGTCAGTGGTCAGACGATTAGACACGATGAACTTGAAGCCGCTGAACGTATCCATCTGGCCTTGAGCAAGAGCCTTCACGGTGTTGAAGTCAGATGACGTTACCTGCGTGGTTCCCAGCAAACTTGTGATCTGCTTTGGGGCGCAAACAATAAAACGCGGGATAGATGGATCTACGCTGCCCTCGTCCAAGATCTCCTTGGCTGAAAGCAATTTGGCAATCGTCAACGATGCCGAACCATGCGCAACTTTTTGGCCAGAAGGCAGAGCAGTAGATGTCGAGCCATCTTTGCCTGTCTTAGCTGTACCAATCGCGGCTGCGATGATCACGTCATCCATTGCACGGCCCATTGCAGCGGCTGCTGCGCGTGCATAGGTTGATGTTGGATCAACCAACAAACGCACCTTGTCCTGATCATCGATCAAGTCAGCGTATTCATAGTCTGACATTGTGACCATGCGTCTGCTGTGGGGTGTATCGATCAGCGGGGTATCCGCATGACGGGTTGTTCTGAGAACAGCAGCGGCAGAGCCGACCTGATCAAAGAAGGCTTTTTCGCCGTTGACGCTTTCGACATCCACTGCACTACGCAATAGCGATCCCATCTGCTGGGAAAGCATTTGAATATTGCTAGAATATTGGTTGACGAAAGCTGTGGATATTTGTGAAGACATTTTGTCTCACTCCTATTTTAAGCTAATGAAATTAAAGGGTTTATCGCTCGGTTGTCCCAGCCGGGGCCGTGCTTGACGCCGCCAGCATACAAGTCAGGTAAATTTAGAATTGTATGATGACGATAAAGGTTGTCAGCCTGCTGGTCACACCAGCGTGATGCGCGGGGCCGTAGCTTATCCGCTAAACTTTAAAGATATTCGCGCAGGCGTAACGCCTCTTGCACGTATTGTTCACGCTCCGGGTGATCACGATCCCAATATGGGCCGTCCCGCCGCGTGACCTCACTTAGCTGTCGTTGCGCCTCATCAGGCGTCATAACCATCTCGGCTGTTTCTCCGACAAGGTTATCCTCGCCAATCTGCTCGGCAAACGCAGAGAACATCCTGATGATCTCAGGGTGATCGCCAAGCAGCCTGCCGTCAGACAGTTCAACATTCTCAAGAATGTCCACCTTATCGCCAAGCATTTGCCTTGCTGCGCCCATCGCCATTTCCATGCGCTGATCAAAAGCCTTGCCGTATTGCTGGCGCAGTTCCTGCTCACCTTCGTGGCGCAGAGTGTCAGCCTGATCAGCCCGGTCTGTTGCCATCTGGCCCAAGCTGGCATCCATAAACTCAGCCACGCTTTGCGCTTGCTTGCCTGATAGGCCAGCCTTGAAGGCGCTATCTCTAAAGCCCTCTAACGTGCTGTCAGCAAGCTGACCGTCTAGCCTAAACTCGTAGCCTTCGCTTGTCTCTGGCCTGCCGCTGTGGATGTAATGCTCAGTCCATTGATCGTCTGTCCAGCTTTGAGATGGCTTGCCTATCTTATCGCCGCCAATCATGCGCTGGGCATGTGTGTAACTTTTAGCCAGCGCGCCAACATCGTTGAAATTGCGTAAGCTGGGTTCGCCGCGCAGATCCTCTGGCAGGCTATCTAGGAAGCTAACTGCCGGGGCTGCTTCAGCCACGTCTGGAGATCCCGCTGACGGGGTTGCCTCTTCGCTCATGTGGGGTATTTACCTCTTGGGTTTGGCGTCCTCAGACAGCATTCTGACGATCAGCAGCACAGCGCTGCGCTGTCCCTCAGAAAACGCCGATTGATGTGGGTCGCCAGAAACGAATGTGGTCTGCTCAAAGGCAAACCTTGTTTTAAGATCAGCCAGCACAGTCTCGCCGTCCTCGTTATTGAACGTGCGGCGGTATGCTAACTTCAGATCTTCGATTTTCTTCATTGCTGCAGCATGTCCAGACCGCCGACAGCTTTAACCATTGGTGCAGCCGCGCCCATCGCTTCAGCAGTTTGCGTCTGCTGATCAAGCTGCATTTGCTGGGCCTGTTGCGCCTGCTGTTGCTCGCGCATTTCCTCGACTTCCTGATCACTGCGTACTACACGCGCCGGGATGCCTGTGACTTCGACAAGGTACTTAACTAATTTATCTGTGTCCAAATAGTCCATGACAGGTGCAATCTCAGCAACCTGCATCATCACCTCAAAGCCGCGCAACATGCATTGCAGATCTGTCAGCTTCTGCGCTTTCGCCAATGGGCTGACATACTCAATGTCGATGTCCTGACCTTGCAGGCCCTCAGGGGCGGGTGGGAGAAGGCCAGCCCGGAGAAGCAATCCAAACGACCTGCTGATCAAAGGCTGTAGTAGTTCAGATTGCAGCCTGCCTAGCACTGGGCCAAGCAATCGCATCTTTTCCTCGTTACGTTGCAGCACCTCGGTAGCCGTCATCTGCGGCCCGTTCTGCATCAGCAGTTGATCCACAAAGAACGCCTGCCTGATGGCATTGCGGCGCTGTTCCTCCATGTTGAGACCCAGCGGATTATTCGCGCCGATCTGTAGTGGCTCCAGCCTGTCACGGGTGCCAGCACGGTAGAAGTTTAGTGATCCGGGGGTTGTCCTGACAGGCAGCATAAACCCATCATCCGGCACCATAAGCGGTGGATCGATCTGCTTTTGTGCGGCCCGGATGGTGACCTCAGACATCTTGTTCAACATCTTGGTGTCTGGCAAAGCATTCATCGATACGGATCTGCCATAGCTGCTTGAGCTATCCTTATTGAATCTGGGCACCATAAAACATAATTCGTCGTAACCGCCTTCACTTAGCAGCTTGCGGCTGTCAGCGTGGTAGTAAATGCTGGCAAACGGTTTGGCTTTGGCCAGCTTGCCTTTGGCATCTGCACGCGGAAACACAACGTGGATGATCTCATGCTCTTTGTAAGGCTCTTCTTTCAGATCCTTAATGCACTGAGCAGGTAAAGCATCTGCGCCGAATTGCTGCTCCATTGCACGGGCTGTTAGCTTGAACTTGCGGTAAACTGTATCCACCTGATCTTTGGCATTCTGTGAGATGTAGATCTCGGCAATGTGGCGGCTGCTGAACTGCAAGCCTTCCTTATCGCCAGTGACGTATATGGCAGCAGTGCCAAAGGTCACTAAATCGTAATACAACTCGTGGATCTCTTGCTGGAAGTTGCTGCGATTGAACGCCTGATACATCTGATCGATGGCCAGCTCCAACCATTCATTAGCCTCGTCATCACCTTGCAGCGCCGGATTGCGGTAACGCATGCTAAACCACGGGGTAGATGGTGACGTGAGCATGCCATGCAATGAGGACGCCAGCAGTTCGACAGCATGGATTGCCGTGCCGTCAAAGATCCGCTCGGTGCGCTTATCGCCTTGCGTGCGCTTCCGGGTTATCTCGGCTTTGCGGGGCAGCATATAATCTGCCAACTCTTGCCAGTGGCTTTCCCAATTGCTGCGCTGAGACTGCAACTGCTTAAAGCGCCGATCAAGCTGCGCAATCATCGGGGAAACCTGCATCAGGACAGCCCGTAGCTAGACATCATTGACTTGCGCTTGGCCTTCCGGGGATCACCGCCCTGCATGCGGCCTTCCATCTTCTGACTGGCGCGCTCCAACGGATCAACAGTTTGGCGGCGCTTGGCAGGCTGGGATGCCTTGGCACCCATTTCGCCAGCGATGTTCTTTTTGTTCATCATCATCATGATATTAATCCACCC